AACTTGCTTCCTTGAGCAGCTGGTATTAATGCTAATTTTGGTTTTGCCATTGTTTTAGTTTTGTATGTCTTGTATTCCTATTGTATGTATTGCATCAGCTAAACACTTAACCGCTTCAACTTCTTGTCTGTCATCCATATTAAACTGACCTTGTATCATTTCAGTTGATGTTCCAATTGAAGATGCAGTATCTATTGTGTTACCCCACCAAGTACTATCGTATATTTCGTTTGCCATTATCTTTTTCTTTTTTTGTTAGATACTTTTTTAACTTAACAACATTTGTATTTTTTGGTTTGTACATTACTTTCATTATAATACCCAATTACTTGAATTTACATCTTTGTCTGGATATACGTCAGAATCTGTGTTACTTGTATATTCTGGAAACAAAGTACTATTAAAACAAATGTAATCTACAAATCTTCTTGTATAATATTCTGCAAAATCTCTTTGTTTTTGTACTAAAAAATCAACTTCATCTTTTGTTGCACTTTCAGAATTTTCTGATGTGTGTTTAAATACTCCACCATTCTTTACTTGATATGCTGCAAATGGTAAATAATCAACCATAGCATAATGAATCAACATTGGTTGTATGTAATCTGTAACTAAAGATAAATAATTACCAGTTAAACTATCTGCAATTATATCTGCTGATATTTTATCATACAACTTACTTCCTAAATAGTTTTGTATGTGTATCTCTTGTGCAATCTTAACAAATTGTATGAATTTATCTGTATCAACGTTGCCATCAATGATACTATTCTTTACTAAATCTGTTCTACTTATAAATAATGCAGTTGCCATTTATTATCTCTTTTTATTTACAAATCCGTTATTTGGCATATCCGTTGGTCTTTTAGCAACTTCTTTTGCATTTACCTCTGGTTTAAAACCCTCTTTTTTAGCCTTATTTACACTTACTTCTGCATTTGGATTTCCTACATCTGGTTTAGTGCTTGGTGTTTTTGCTTTATAAGTTTTTCTCATCCAAAAATGATGACAATCTCCACCACCTTTATAAAGCCATATATCATAAGTATCAGCACCATTTAAACCCCATCCAGCATTAACTGCTCTTTGGCTCATTTGTTGTATATCTTCTTTTCTATATATCTTTTTTGCTGCAACCATTTTTGAACAAAACTCTCTACTATTGTTACTTACTCTTAATGGTGCGTATTGATATCTTACTTTAAATTGTACTCCTTCTTCATTTTCTCCATCTTGTTCACTCTTTGCATTTGGTCTAGCAGTTCCAGTTGTTGCTAAATTCCAAACTTTTGACAATACAGATAATTTAGGATTGTTTAATTTATTTAGTTCTTCGTCTAATTCATCTTCTGCATCATAATCAACTTTTCTTTCATCAATCAATTCCCAGTTTTCTAAATCCTCATCTTCTCCAAATTCTTCTAAATCAGAAAATACCTTTGACATCTTTACACCAGTTTCTTCTTCTCTTGTTTCTTCGTCTTTTACGTTATCTAAATCCAAGAATTGTAATGGTTGTAACGTCTTAAAGTATAGATTTAAGGCAATATCATTAAAAGCTAGTATTTTATCAAACGCATCAGTTAAAAGTTCTTGAAAAGGCACTATAACTGTATTATGCATTAAAATAGATGCAGTTTGTAACTCGTCTGCATTGTTTCCAAGTCCACTTGAATCTTTTATACCTAATAACATAGGAGATACAATTCTGTGAGATACCATTATCTTCTTTTGTGATTCGTCACTTAAAAATTGGTATTGGTTATGTGCATCACTTAATTGTACTGGTGTAATATCAGCAGCTGATTCTTTGTCATCGTTAAAAGCAAGTATAAATTTACCAGCATTACTACTACCTTGAAATTTAGCTTTTATTTTATTTTCTACTAAAGTTTGTTTTTCTTCGTCTGGTACTCCGTTGTTAAAGTTGATTAACATTGATGGAGCAAGACCATTCATTATATTGTTTAAATGATAGTTAGATATTTCTTCTTCTAACTCTGCATATTGTAAACCACCTTGATAATCTGGTGTACTATAATAATACATTCCAGCAACATAAGGTTTAACATATAATATCTCAATTGGTTGAGGTGTACTTGAAACACCAAAAGCTGGTATTCTTAAAGGTTTATCACTTGGCTTTATATTTGCCCAATCTGGATGATAATAATACGCTTGTACTTGTTTATCTCCTTCTCCACATTTTTCTGCTCTTAAAGTTTCTATTGGCAAGTGTTCTACTTTAGCAATAGTCTTTTTATCTTTTGAATAAATTACTTGTATTGCACATTGTCCAGCTAGTTTTAAATCGTATGATAATTGTCTAACAACATCTTTTTTAAATAAAGATATCATTCTTGCATAACTCTCTGGTTTCTTTGCACTATCAGTTGCATCTAAACCTTTTCCATATATCATTTGAGATATACCATTTACACAAGCATTATTTGTAGCACTTCCGTTGAATCTGTCTATTAAGAACTGAAAGTAATTATTGTCTGCTCCAAATTCAACCCATTCTTTTGATTTAGATTCTACAATTTGTGGAGATGTGTAAGTAGATAAATTAACAAAACTAACTTTAGAATTGTTTTTATTTGCCACTTTTGGCTTTCTGTATTTATTTATGTGTTTACTCATAATATTATAAAGTCATTGTTACCACTCTTTTCTTTGTACACATCTTTATTTACTGTATAGTGTTCGTTATTAGATTGGTTTGTTGATTGTGCAGTACAAAATATTTTATCTCTGTAAATAATATCTGCTTCTGTTACAGAGCCTTGACCATTATAAACTTTTAAATCATAAAATCTACCTTCAACCAATGTAAATACGTTTGTTAGTTCAACATAGTTTTTATTAATTATAGCAGATGGTAAAATTGTTGTTTCATTATTTGTACTATCATCCCTTAATTTTATTGTAACACTTGTTGAATATACTCTTGGTATAATCTTTATTGTTTGTGCGTTTGTTGTAGGTAACAAATGTTTCATATATATATAATAATAAAAGTTTGTATTTTTATTTATTACACATAAAAAAAAAGGTAATCAATTAAGACTACCTTTCTTTAAAAACAAATTATGAAAAAAACTATGCGTTAGGATCTATTTGACTAGAACTTTCATTAGCAGTTATAACAGTTGATGTTACAAAATATGCTGGGTCAGTCTCTTGACCTTCTAACGTTAAAGTGAATCCACTTAAATCTCCCATAGCAGCACCAGATACAACTGTACCTCCAGTTACCTCTGCTCCGTGTTCTAAACCTACCATAAAGAAATTACCATTGTAATCTTCTATTGCAACGTGTGGACGTGCAGTAGCCAATAATTTTATTTCTTCTTGTGTAGCTTTATCTAAAACTGGTAAAGTTAAATTTAAAGTTTGTGTGTAAAATGTAGTTCCGTTTTCTCTTGAACTATTAATTGTGGTTTCTAGTGAAGAATTACCTTTGATATCAAATTTGAAAAAGTCTGGTGTTCCACTTATTGCAGTAATCTCTCCAGATGCTATTGTAGTTGTTCCCAACGTACCATAATCTGCAAAATAAACTGCTTTTAAGCCACCAACACTACTTTTACAAGGTAAAGCTCTACCAGATGTAAGTAAACAAGCCATTGATTTTTATTTTTTTAAGTTATTAAAAAAGGGTAAGCAGATGAACTACCTACCCTCATTATTATTGTTTGTTATTAGATTATAGTCCTAATCCGTAAGATACGATATCTTCAACAACTGCATATTGTACTCCAGCAGTATATCTCATAATGAAACGTACATTTTGTGAGCCATCTAGATCAGCCATATCTAATACTTTTACTTCGTTGTGGTCTGATAAAAGTCCAGTTCCAAAGAATAAGTTAGATTTTTGTGCTGCTATTGCATTGTTATCAGAAAGTCCGTTACAAGCTACAACTTTTACACCATCAAAGTATTCAACATCCATATCTTGGTTGTGTCCTTGTCCAGCAGTTTGGAATCCTCCTAAAGCTCTTTTATATGCTCTAAAGATGTTTTGTGCAACATAGATATATAAATCTTCTTTTCCATATACTTCACTTGGAATAGCATCTACGATATCTCCTAATTTTTCAATTACGTTTGCAGATGTTACTGCTGCTCCAGCAATTTTCTTTGCTCCAGTGTGTCCAGCATCAGCATTTAATAAAGTTTTGAAACCATCAAAAGTTCCAGCACCAGCTACACCAGCCCATATATCTTTTTCAGTTTGTTCTGCAATTGATTCAGCCATTAATCCGATAAAGTAATCAGAAAAGTTAGCTGGTAAACTATCACTAGCAGAATATCCCATTGATACTGCTTCCCAATCAGATTTGAAAGGAGTTTTACACAATTCTAAATTTACTTGTAATTCTTTTGGCTCAATAATCTTTTCTGTTAAAGCAACTGCTCCAGCATCTGTAAAATCACAAGATGCATTTGCAATAGCACCAGAAAGACTTACTCTTTTTAATACTTCTTTAAACTTTACGTTTGGCTTAACTTCAATTAAGTTGTTAGCGATTGTATTTCCAGATAAAAGTGCTGCTGATACATATTTCCCAGCAAATTCTCCAGCATACGTTGTTGTAATTGATAAACTCATTTTTTATTTGTTTATTTTGTTAAATATTCTACTTCTTGTTGTGTTTTTATTCCCTTTTTGAGAATAAAGGATTGTTTCTTTTTTGTCAGATACATTCTCTGGATTGTGAGAAATACCTTCAACTTCTTCAGTAGATAACTCTACTTTTTCTTCTTTTACTTCTTTTACTTCTTCTGATAATTCAACAACTACTTCTTCTGCAACAACTTCTGTTTTAGATAATTTTAGTTCGTTGATTTCAGTTCTTAATTTTTCAATTTCAGAGAAAAACATTTCTTCTGATATTGATTTAACTATTTTCTTTGGAGATGCAGTTTCTGTTGATAATTCTTCTTCTTCAACTTCTTCTGCTTCTGTTTCTTCAACTGCTTCTTCTTCAACTTCAGCTTCTGCTTCAGCTTCCTTGATTTCAGCAATGATACCTTCTTCAGAAACTACTATAACCATACCATCTTCAGTTTCGTATTCTCCAACTGGTACTGCAACTCTTTCTTCGTCTGCAATGACAAAGATTTCTGCACCAGCTTCAAATTTTTCAGCTTCTAGGATAGCACCATTCTCAAGTTTCATTTGTTCTAGCTTTACTTCAATACCAAGTACTGCTCTAACCTTGTTAAGTGTGTCTTTCGTGTTCATATTTATATAATAAAATTTAGTTAATATTTTGTATTTTCAACTTTATTCTTCTTCTTCTGTTGCACTTATTCTTCCAATGCCTTGTTTCCAATAGTATGGTGTCTTGCAATTTTTATCATTTTTATCTTTGCAATCTATCGAATAAGTATTTTTACATTTACAATATACTGCTCTCATTATGATAATAGTTTTTTAAGTTCTTCTAATTGTTCTAACTCGTCAAGTTTTCTTGATGCCCAATTAACACCAGCAGTACCACCCCAAGCATCCCACATAAGACCACCACATCCTTCTGAATAAGGTACATCTTTATGTTGTTGATGTCTTTTAAATGATGCCATTCTAGCAATTGTATCTCTGCTTATTGGCTCTCCTTTTGCTAATTGATTTGCTCTATTCTTTCCAGTTGCTTCTCCACAACTACCCCATCCATTCTTTTCTACCCAAGCTAATGCTCTCTTTGCATTATTTGTTGCTCCTTGTGGATAGTCTGTATATGATGCTAATTGTTCTTTTAGTTCTTCATTAGGTCTTTCCATTTTATCAGCAAAGTAACCTTCTATTGAAAAACCTTTTACCTTACCAGTCTTTACATAGTTATTCCAAATCTCATCATTCTCAACTTTTACACTACCCATCCAAGTTCCAACTGGTACATCTAAACCATATAAAGCAGTCTTGTCTTTTTGTTTATCTTCAACTATCCAACTTTCAACAAGTGTTAAGTCTTTTAATTGTGCATCGTGTTCTAGTGTTGAGTTAGATTGATTGCCATTCTGTAAATACATTTGTGATGCTTTTGCAACAGTCTTTTCAGAAAAGAAAATATAGTACTCATCTTCTCCAGACTTTCTGTAAATAGGTTTTTTAGGTATAAGTAAAGCACCCATTAATAAACGTTTCTCTTTGTCTATTTCAGCGAGTTTAATTTCTTGTTTATTAAGTGCAATAAAGTCAGATTCAATTGCTGGATTTTCAACAACAGAAATAGCTTCTACTCCTATTGCTTCGTCATCATCTAAAATAAGTTCTATTATTTTCATAATTATATAATATTTTTT